AGCGTCTTTGCGTGGCTCCAAAGCCGTCCCGCAAACAAAGCGACCACGGATCGTAGCCCGTGGTCGCCAGACAAAGGAGAGCGCGTGCGATGGGCGCACGCACCATGATGCCTGATCATAGCGGCTTCGGCGGGACGGTCACCTGATACGCCGTCCACTTGCCGCGCGGACATGCGGCGAGCGGCATCGTCGCCTTCACGCTCAACTCACTCCGCCGCCAGTGCGGACAGCCGCAGCCCGTGCAGTACCCGACCTGCGGCGGCACGGTCTTGCTCTTGTCGAGGTACTCGCATGAGCGGCAGGTGCTCTTGCGCTTCTCGATCTCGTCGGGCGCGATCTGCAAGAACACGCGCGACAACTCCGCCATCGTGTAGCCCGCGATCTTGCCGACGACCGCGTTGAACTGTGAGCCGCGTCTGAGCATCAGTAGGTCACGATCTCGACGGCAGGAAACGACAGCCAGTGATATCTCTGGATGCTCGTGCCCATGAACTGGTCGCTGCGATCGTCGATCGAGCAGCACTCGCTCGTCTGCAGCGGGCTGCTCACTGGGTACGACTGCATGATGAACGGCGTGCCGCGCGTGCCTGCCTCGTGCCCGACTGGATATCGACGCACTCCGTTCGCAGCGTCAGGCGATGTCGATGTGCCGTTGTCTTTGAACATCTCAGCGCACGATGCCTGCGGGACCCACTCGTTCACGCCAGAGAACGGGTTGTACACATAGTGATAGCCAGGCTTGAACGCCACGGGCGCGTCGGGCGCTTTCGCGACATACGCGCTCGAGCCGCCGCAGTGGACATTGCCCACGCCGTAGCCCGTGCTACCTGCGAGCGCTGCCTGCGGACAGAGCGAGCCGTCGTTGCATGGCACTTGCCCAGGCGGTCCGCCGTCCTGACATTCGTCCTCTCTGCATGGCGGGTTCCCTGCAGGATCAGGCTCGACGCTGCCCCATGTCCCGCCGCGCCGCGTGCGCGTCTCGCTTGAGTTCACATCACACACGCGCTGCAGCACATGCGGATACTCGCAGCAGATCGGGTTGCGGTCAACGACATTGCTCGATGTCGGCTCCATGCGGAACGGAGCCGCGCCGTCGTACCACTGGTACGGTCGGTTGACGAACCGCGCGAAGCAGATGTTCGAGTCGTTGTACGGGCATGCAGGGTCGCTCGAGCCGTTGCCGTAGCGCGTGACCTTGCAGCATCCGTTGCTCGTCTCGAGCGGCGTGTCGTAGCCCCAGCACACGGGCTCGACCTCGCCGTTATAAAAGTGCGACTTGGTGTGCCGCGCCACGAAGATCGACGAGTTCCACTCGTACGCGACCGTCGCGCCGAAGTCGTCACAGTTGACCGTGAGGCATGGACCCGACGCGGTCGATGTAGTCGCAGTCTGCGGCAGTCCGTTCGTGCACCATTGCGGCTGCAGTTCGGTCGGCGCTTGCAGATCGCCGATCGACGCGATCGCCGTGCCTGCGAGCACATCCGTGCTATAGAGCGCGCTGCGCCTGTCCGTCAGCCACGCAAAGGTGCAATAGAGCGCCGCAGCGTCGCCGTCCTGAAACCGCGCCTGGAAGTCCCAGCCCGCCGGCTTCGTGCGGAAGTACACGCTCTGCGTCAGGCGCTGCCACGCAAAAAACGCCGCCTCGTCGAACAGTTGCACCGTGCCCGTACCCGTCGGCACTGCCGTCGCCACGAACTCCGTGCCGACCGCGTTGCTCGACGCGCCGCAGGTCGTGTAGTCCGTTGTGCCGACGAACACGATGCGGTACTGGTTGTTGACCACGATGCCAGTCGCCGCGCTCGCCGTCTGATAGAAGCCGCTCGGCGCAGTCACGACATTGTAAATCGCGCTATCGACCTGCAGCGTCTTCTGCCCGCTGACGGAGTCGATGTACTCGTCGCCAACACTTGTCGCGTCGCTCTGGCAACGCGCGAGCGACGGCGGTCGCTTCGACAGATCGACGAGACCCGTGAACTCCGAGATATCGCGCAGGTCGAACCAGTCGCCTCGAAGTCGCACGGGTCCAACGGGCTTGAGATCGTCTGCCGTCAAATAGGTCGCACCGATCGAGATCATCGCAGTCCACGCCAAGTCGTAGTTCGCTGCGAAGTTCGTGCAGGTGACGATGTCCGCGAGTATCTCGCCGCGCCAGTCCTTGCACGCGAGCATGTCGGTCATCTCGCTCGTGCGCATCGCGTCATCGACCGCGAGACACTGCCTGATCCACCCTTCGGTGTCAGGCACGACGCTGCCTGCCGACGCAGTCTGCTGCGCCGTGTACTCGACTCCCGTCTCCATGAGCGCCTTCGTCAGGCTCGTCTCGCCCTCGATCGACGCGCCAGGGCAGTCGATGAAGTCCGTGGCAAACGAGAACACGGGCACAGCATCGGCGATCTGATGGAAGTACGCCGGCAGTGCGCGACCGAGGATGACATCCTGCGCTGCGTTGTTCTCACGCAGGAACGGGATGTTCGGCGAGTCACCCTTGACATACGAGAACTCCTCGCTGACCCACGCGCAGCAATAGCGGAACAGACCATGCGCGCCGCGCGCGTCCCACTGCTCAGGCGACACGATGTAGTACGGCGGCGTGATGAGTTGGTTGTCAGCCGAGTACACATCGCATCGCTCGAAGTGCGACACGCGACCACGCTTGGCGACGGCGCTTGGGTTGTTGCGCATGACCGCAATGCCGCGCCCGTCGTTGAAGTTCAGGATCTCCCAGATGTCGGGCTGGCGATACTTCGCCGTGCGCACCTGATAGGTCGAGAGCCCTTGGTTGCTGCGGTTCTGCCTGTAGGTGTTGCACACCTGTCCCGCCGTGCCGTGCGCCTCGTACTGCTCCTGCACGGTCGCGACTGGGTAGTACGGGTTGTACGACCACCAGAACAGACGGCTCGACCCGTTGGACTCGAACAGTTGCTCGAAGCAGCCGACGAGCGGCTGAGGGTCTTGGATGCCGACGACATAGCAGGCGTTCGCGTCCGCCGCGAATGTGCCATCGGGACATGCACCGCCCGCGTCCTCCTCGCCGCATCGCTGCAGCGTGTCGCCGAACGGCAGCGGCTCAGGCGCGAAGAACAGCGAGTAGGTCTCCTCGCCGCCGCTGCAGCAGCAAGCGTTCGCGCCAGGGTAGTAAAGGTCGTACTCGAGGCATCGGTTCTTCGTCCACCAGATATGGTGCGCAGGTCGATGATCGGGACCACTGAGCGCCTCGCTGCTCGAGAGCGTGTACGGGACGAGGATCGGGTCGCGCGCCTCCGCGCTCGTGCCTGCCTGACCGTACGGCGGACAGATGGTCACCTGCGACCAACTGCCCGCTTGCATGACGCACGCGAGCACATCGTTCGCGACGGGCTTGATCCCGACATTGCACTCCGTGATCAGCCCGAACTTGGACATGATGCGACCCTCGACATCGCTCGGCTCGGGTGTCGCGCAGCAGCAGGCTTGGCTCAGGATGGACGGGATGATGCTCATCAGTCACACGCGGCGCTGACAGGCGGGACCGCATAGAAGCAGTAGTACGCGGTGATCGCCTCTCGTGGCGTGGTTGTGTCCCACTCTACCACGGCTCGGTGCATGACGACGAGCGAGCCCGTGCCTGCAGCGCCGACAGGCATCGTGCTCTTTGTGACGGTCGCACCTGCGCCTGTGAGGCTCTGACCGTGTCCCCAGTCGTTCGAGCCCGAGAAGGTCGTGGTCGCCGAGCCCTCGGTCAGCGCGAGCACGCTCGCGTAGGTTGACGACCGCGAGCGTATCGCATTGATTTCGTACAGGTTGACCGCAGGACGCACTGTGCTCAAGGCGAGCGGCTGCGTCGCCGTCACGGCTGAGAAGAAGTACACGCCGTCCACGGCATGCTTGCTTGTCAGACGCGCGAGGAAGGTTGTCGGCTCGAGCAGCGACACGACCGCTACCTGCACATACTTGCTGCCAATCCGCACATGGGCAAGATTAAGCGCTACAAGATCGCCTGGAGCGAGTCGCGCCTCTGGCGTGAAGTCGATCGCTGGCACATAGATCGTGTCACCAGTGAGTTGCGATTGGAATCCACCGTTCACCTGCTCAGGTCCCGTGTGACTCACGCACGAGCCTACGCCTGGCGTTGCCTCCCAGTCCGCAACTCCTAACTGCACCTCTTCCCAGTTGTAGAGCCATGCGCGACGCGCGGTCGCGCCCGATGTCCCTACGGTTGTTGCCTGCCCAACGCCCTGCACTGCGTCAGTCGTGCAGCCGACGATGCGAGCAATAATCGTCGGGTACGGTCTGACATCAGCACCGCCGACAACCTGACTACTGCCCTGCACATGCTCAATCGTCTCGAAGACATCGTTGAGATTTGCTGCAGTAATCTTGCCGAATCGACCCTGAATGAACCTCGGCAGTGTCACGGCGAAAGGATCAGATATTGCAGCGACCCAGTACTCGCCGCTGCTGTGTTCTGCACGCGAATCGCTAGGTTGGTGACAGCCATCGCCGTCCCGCCGCGGAACATGGCATACTCGCTTGGCTGCAGGCGACAGAACGCCTGATTGGTCGCAGAAGTGTGCGCGATGTCGATGACATCGTTTGTTGCTGTCGCTCCTGTGCTGATGTTGCGCAGGAAGATATACCCGCCAGCGCTTGCTCCACCTGTCGTAGACAGTGCGGCAAACGAGGTGCTGCATGTGCGAACACCTGAGTCATTGACCGCACTCGCAAGATCAGGCGAGATAGAGCCAGGTCGGAAAAACAACTTGAGGTTCGTGTCCTTCGTGATGTCGCACGAAAGCGAGATTGAGATTTCGTCAGCCATGTTCAGAGTCCTTGGAAATGCGGTGAGAGAGCGGAGAAGTCGGTCGTGACTGGATACGGCTGCACAAGCGCGACAGGATCAGCCTTGCCGTACCAGATGCCTGCAGTTGTGCTCGTCACGACTGCGCCGAGCGATGTGCGCTTAGGCGATTGTATGAGGTGGGCAGTCGCGCTGAACAAGAACTTATATGAGCACTGCGTGTTGCCTGTCTCTGGCTGTATTGATCCGTCAAAGCCAGTGAACAGCACCATATCACGCGCATAGCCGAGGAATGGATTTGCGTTGCGCGTGTTCAGCGCCAGTGCGACTTGTTGCGACGGCGGCAACTCTTCATCCACTATCGTCACCGTGATCTCCTGCATGGAGATAGTCACCTCTTGCGGCACTCCGTTCTCGTCAATTGGCGAGTTCAAGATGTTTGCCACGCCGCTGTTCGCGTAAAGCAGTGCGTCAACAAACCCAATCGCTCGCCAGCGCATTTCGGTGCGCACCTTGGTGGCAAACTGCGCGGTCCTGTACCCGACCTCGCCAGGGTCTTTGTCTGTCGTGAATGGGTTTGCCGTGTCTGGCACAAAATTGCCAACGGGCTCGTATTGATACGAAATGCGGAACGCCTTCGGATGATCCTCGACCTTTGCGATGTTGTAGTCGCGAGCGACAAGTCGATACACGAAAGCGTCGGTGTTCGGGTAGTCGTCGTACTGCTTTGGCAGCGTCGATCCAAAGAGCGCAAGCACCTCGCTTTCGCTTGCTGCGTCAAGCACCAAGAAATCACGATTTGCCGACGGCTTGCCGCGATTGTGCGTGTACTGACGACTGGATTGGAGTTCGACAACGGTAGGCATTAGTTGGGCGGTGCGTACTTTTTGAGAGCCTTGCTGATGTCATTCTGAATGCGCTTCATTTCGCTCGTGATCTTGACGAGTTGCTCGACATTGTTCCAATCGTAGTCGCCACCTCGCTGCGTTCCCTCCGCAAGTCCTGTCGTGACTGCTTCCATCGGCGTAGCAGTTTCTTCTGCGCTTTCAGACACATCTGCAATAGTTTCTGCAATAGGACTAGGTGACTGCTCTAGTTGCTGTTGTTGCTGTTGTAGTAGCAAAGCAGCAAACTCAGTTTCTTGCTCCGCTGTTCTTTGCTGTTGTATTTTGGCAGTCCGAACTCCTGCCGTAAGCGTATCCAGCCGCAGTTTCAAATTTTGTAGTTCAGCAGCGGCATTTTGTTCATCCACACTCCTGAATATTTCGGTAGTTCCTAATGACAGCCCTGCGTTTATTGCCCGCGAGAAAAACCCTCTGTCCAGATTATACTTTGCAAGAATCATGCCTCGATTTCGTTCGTACTGTTTGTTGAACTCATCTAGTTGTCGTTCTGCCAATTTTCTGGTTTGCTCTTCTGTTTTCTTTCTTTCCTTGAACTCTTCTTCTACAGTGCGCTTCCGTTCAAGTTCTTGTACTGCTTCTGGACCTTGTTGCTTTGCAGCAGCATCCTCTTGCATTCTCTTGATTTTTTCTTCAGTACTTAGACTTGCATCTTGTGCTGCTCTCAAGCGATCTATGACAATATCCTGTGCCTTCTCAAACCTGTCTGTGATTGCATCAAACGCCGCCTCTGCTGCGCGCGTAGCACCGTTCAACAAGTTGTCCGCAATCTTTGCGATCTGTCCTGCAACTGGGATGGCAAACAAAGACTTTTGAACGGACTCCGTGAAGCCCTTGACGACACCTTTCAAACCTTCGCCTCTGTTCAATGCATCGGTTGCGTCCGCTACACCATCAAGCAATATCTTTGAGATATTGAATCCACTCAACTTGCCAGCAACTTTTGCAAAGCCCTTGGTGAATGAGTTGCCTGCTTCTGCTGCGCGCTGCTCGATTCCCTGTGTATTCGCGCCGATGGAGTCTGTCGCCTCCTTCATTGACTGTTTGAACTGCTCGATCTTCGCTCGAACAGTTACGATGATTTCGGCAGCAGTAGCCATGCTGAACTATAGAGGCATCATCCGAACCCACTTCGGAGCAAGTTTGCCGACTGACTCTGCCATAGCCATCATGCGGTCAATTGGCATATTGAGCGGATTCCCAAGCCCTGGGCAAAAGTGTGCGATTGTGGCGGCGACTGCGTACATGTCTATTGCAGTCGCCGCCTTTGTCAGTTTCCCGCTGCAAGTTCGATTCCGAGCATTTGGAGCGCAGTGCTCATAATGTCTTCAGGCTTCATCTTGTCGAGATCTGCGGCGACATCCACGCCCTCGCGCTTTGCCACCATCTGAATGATCTCGTGCGCGCCCTCAATGGTCGCAGCCCACTGCACAGCGTTTGCAAGCGTCTCATCACGCTTCTTGTAAATGTCACCAAGGACGCTGACACGACTTGCTGGATCGGCTCGTGCCGAGTCAAGCATCTCGAGAGCACGAGCATGCAATGCATGCCACCTCATCTCGCCTAACTCCATCCACTCACTGGCTGTCACCAGTCGAAGCGTGTGACTCCCGATTTTCACCAACCTGCTCTGCGGGACTGCGGTAGCGCGTGACATCGTGTGATCTCCTTGCGTTTGCGGACTGTGATGCATGTCACGGCTCGTCGGTCAAAGATGTTGGCAGTGCGCAGCGCAGCCAAAATAGCGTTCGCACTAGACACACCTGCCTGCACCCATCGACCGTCCGCGACACCATCTCGCCGCCACTCTACACGCCAATCGTCTGGCGAGGAATGTCGAACAAAGAAGTCAATCACGCCCAGGTCACAGTCACGCACGCGCCGAAGGTCGTTGCAGCGGTCGGCGCGTTGAGTTGATAGTTGTAGGTGACATTTGCTTCGCCGTTGACATCAACCGAAATGTCGCAACTTCGGATCAGCGCGTTGAACGCTAGGGTGTTGCCCGACTCTGCTGTCAGAGTACAAGTCGCACCAGTCGCACCCGTGACAAACCATGCTGAAGAACTTGCAGGACTGGACCCGCTGTCCATCGTCGCCACGATTGTTCCAGTGATATCGAGGATGCCATGTGCTCGCTGCTTGCCAACACTGCCAAACGCGCTGATGTCGATTTCGGATGGCGCAATGTTGGCTGTCCATGACTTGATCAGACCGACTGCTCCTGCGAAAGAAACATTGCCCGAGGTTCCAATGATTGCTGCCATGTGTTAGGTGTCCTTGATTGCGATGAATCTATACGATGTCTCGACGGTGATGAAATCCTCGCCAATGTCAGGCACTCCACGATTGAGTGCGAACATTTCCATTGAAGTATAGGAGGCATCAGAAGGAGTGATCGTTTGCCGATTGAGCAGGTCGAAAAGCGTTGCCTCAACATTCATAGCCGTGGCTACTGCACTTGCCGCGCTCAAGGCAAAGAAGAAGGAGAACTGCACGATCAGGTCTTGTCGTGATTTCGCGGTTGTCCCAAAAAATGTTGTGACCTCGTTGTCCGTGATGGCATAGACCAGACACGGCAACGCTGCTGCCTGCGGAGCCTCAATCTGATATATGCGACCGCCGACTGTGGCATAGACCGACCCTGCGCCTGTCGCCGAAATCAACTTGTTGTAGATAGATGTCAGGACGATTTGGCTCATGCGTGCAATCCTATGACCTGCCGACTAACCCTTCGTCGCCATCAGTCGCTGCTTGGTCGCCCGAGCGAGTGCCTGATTGATGTACGACAGTGCTATGCGCTCAACCTTGCCCTGCACTGCAGCAAGACTCGGCTGAATCCAAGGTCGCGGCTTGATGACGACCCCAAGCGGATGGTCTTCCACGCCTCGGTCGAGGTAGAACCCATACTTTTTCACGCCTTGAAGTTGCGCGCCGATAGTCTCGCCCGTGCTCGCGATCTCTACTGTGGGAGATGTTCGCGCGGTCTGCACACTCCTGCGCAGAGTGCCTGTATCGACAGCAGGCGGCTCGCCTGGGGCGCTGCGCCTTCGCTTCATGCCTTTTCCCTTGCGTCCGCCGCGATACATGCGACCACTGCCTGCTCGAGACAGCATCCGCACGGCTGCGCTGCGAAACTCAAGCGCGATCCTTTCGGTAGCCTGTCCCATCCCTGCCTTGATCACCATGAAAATGTCTTGAGGATTGAAGTTTCCCTCAGCGTCAGCCGTGATCTCAAGCGGTTCGCCAATCTGTTTGCTCAGCAGGCGCATGGCTGATTTGCCGCGCCCTGCAAAAACTTTGCGACCCTTGCGGATGATCGAACTGCCGCGAGCCGCTTTCTTTTCGCGCGTCTTGAATGTTCGGCGTCTCACGCCACGCCCTCGACATTCTCTAGCGTCACAATCTGGTACGCCATGCTGTCGGGCGCGGCACGCACATCGGGCGTGTAGAAGCCGAGCACCTCCCAAGTCTTATTGCCGAAGGTGATCCGCATGCCGTTCGTGATCGTCGCCGTAATGTCGCAGTACCCGCGCGCGTCGATGCGTGCCCGACGAGCGCCTGCCTGCACCTCCTCGCGCGGCATCGACGGCTGCACGAGCATCGTGAACGCCGTGCCTGCAGTCCACGATCGGATGACCGCGCCGCCTGCATCGACGGTGCTGTCCGTGAGCGTGTACGGTGTCACGCTGATCCCGAACTTGGCGATGAGTCCCTTGACGCTGCTCATACGACCTCGCGGTAGTCGCGTAGCAGGTCGGCGAGCATGGCGTTGACCTCGCTCGCGCCGGCTCGCGTGTACGAGTAGTCGCCGAGCGACTCGCTGAGGATGCTGCGGTCCGCCTTGCGCGACTGAAACAGCACCGACGCTACCTCGCAGCACGCCTGCTTGAGGTCGTCAGGCACGGTCGCGTAGCCTGCTGTGTAGCGCACGAGCGTGCTTTGGTACGCGCTCGGGAACCGCGCGAGGTAGGTGTCGTTGAGCGGGAATGCGTCGCTCTGAATGTGCAGGATGCCCGTGTCGCCCTCGTAGACATACTCCGCGCCGACGGTCGCAGCCGTGACATTGACCGTGCCGCTGAGCGCATCGCCGCCTGCTCTTGGATGTAGTTGCAGTGTCGGGCAGTTGAACACGGTCGTCGCCTGCACACCTGTCAGCGCATTGATCGCCGCCACGAGCGCATCGACATCGTCGTAGGTCGAGAACGCGAGCGTCGTTGTCGTCGTTGAGCCCGTGGAGGTCGTGCGGTTGACCGTCGCGCCTGCGCTCGAGATGCCGTCAAATTCCTGCGTGATCGTGATCGTGACGCGGATGTCGCTCGGGTCGGTGCTTGCAAAGGTGAACGCCGTGCGGATGCCTGTGTACACGCCTGCGATGACCGTGACGGGATACTGCTTGAGCCTGATCGCGCGCGTCGAGTTGCCGCCGTACCACTCCTGATGCGCCCGACTCTTGATGAGGCGACCGCAGAACGCTTCGATGCGTGCGGTCGCGCGGTCGATTGCTCGCTCGAGTTGCGTGTCGTCGGTCGAGACAGTGATGCCGAGTTGATCCTTCAACTCCTGCAGAGTGATCAGCGCATATGTCCCTACCGCCATGCCCTAATCCTATGCCGACTCTTTCGGCGGTTCGACCCGCTGCGAAGTCGGCATGCGCCAGACCTGCTCGCGGTTGCGAATGTACCAGGGCTTGCCGCCACGCAACCAAGAAAACATCGTTTGATATTCCTTGTTGTGATCTGGCGTATACCACGAGATCATGCACTCAATATGTCCAATGTGAACCTTTGGCGAAATGCCAATTTTCCAATTGGCTTCACGAGCCTGCTTCCAGAACCAGATGTCATCGTCGATGCGACCTTCGCGCCATGTGCCGTCCTCTGCTGGCTTGCTCACGAACCACGGCTTCGGAAGCGTCCGCAACTTATCGACACGAATCAATGTGAGTCCGAAGTGCATCGTTGATACTGGGAACCATGTCGCAGACAAATCCGCTCTCGTGACTGGACGCACATTGCCGTCGCCTTGAACAGTGTTGAAAAGAGCGACATTCCGCTCTCGTCCTGCCTGCATCGGCGCAATGGCATCAAGATCATTTTCCTCTGCAATCTGTCGCAGACACACGATGTCCTTCCAATCGAAGATCGAGTCGTAGTCAATAGTCACTACCCACTTCAGATCGTGATTTGCGGCACACTGCTCAAAGAGCCTCTGCATTCCCTGACCGTAGAACACGCCAATTGAGTTCTGCACAGGAATGCCTAACTGTGTGCAAGCCTGTGACACGCAGAACATATTGTCTGTCCATGCCAGTCGCGGCATGGTCATGCAGGCTCGCATGTCCGTGTACTTTGGTGGCGGCGCGTCTTCAATGACATTCCCAGGCTTGCGCCCTGCAAGGTTCAGCGAGAAGACATGGTCGCTGCATTCTCGACCCTTCTGTGTGCTGTCGTACTGGTTTTGCCAGCGTTGGATGTCAATGAGCCCGAGCGCGGTCATCGCAGCATGCAACTTCGGGTAGTTCCACAGTGTGCGATGACTGTCGTATGGACTCGTCTGTCCACCCATGATGTACGACTCCCACGGGAACGGCGGCTTGCTCTGATCCTCGCTGTCGCGGTCTTCCTGCGCGAGTCGGATGATCTCGTCAAAGTCAGGCACGGCGATCCGCAGGATGCCGCCTGGCTGCAACTTGGCGTACCAATGTCGCAAGGTTTCCTCGACATCAGCCTTCGGCAAATGCTCGAGCACATGCGACGCGCGGATCTCCTCGATGCTGCCATCTTCGTATGGCAGCACGCGAGCGTCGCCCTCTGTGCTCCAGTCGTGCGGTGTGTAGCCCTCGTATCTGTTATTGCCACATCCAATGTCAATTTTCATGGCGAGTAGTGTAGCCACCCGCAAAACTGCCGAGAAAAGTAGTCACTCAAAAGACAGCGCCCGCACCTTGCGGTACGGGCGCTGCGTGATGAGACGCGAGAGGAGAGTATCAGTCTGGCGTGTTGACCAGTTCTGCTACGCCTGCTGCGCTGTCGGCTGCAGAGACCTCGCCCTTGCCGAGGATCGCGTGCGATGCCACATAGCCCGTCGCCGTCGCTGGCGTAACAAGGACGCGGAAGTACCGCTTCTTGCCGCGCAGGTCGATGTTAGCAACGAACGACACATTGGTCACCGCTGCGCTCGTACCACCAATGGCATCGGCAACGGTGTAATCCGTGCCTGCGACCAGTCCAGAGGTCGTAGCGAAGGAGGTTGCCGCATCTGCGTCAGCCTCCTGAATCGTCAACGCGCTGAAGCCTGCGGTCGCGTGCGTTTCGCGCATGACGCAGATTTGCAGTTCGTTGAACCCGAGCGTGTCGATGGTGTTTGATGTCACCGTCGCGTTCGTGGCGCAACTCTGGATGGCGATGCAGTTGATGTGCTTGAGCCCTTGAAAAACTTGCATTGTAGAAATCCTTTCGTGATTAGGCGCCAGCCTTGAGTGTGACCATGCTGCCAGCCACGGAAGCCGTGCCGACATTGGCGTTGTTGATGTCGAACCGTGAGATGCCGCGCACCGTGACGAGGTCGCTCTCGAAGCCGCTGAGCGCGGAGTCGGAGAAGGCGATCTGGTTGACCTTGCGGTCGCCGAGGAGCGAGGACTGTCGCATGTCACCGAAGTGCATCGCGACCGCGCCGTTGCCCGTGGTGCTGTTCATCGCCTGCGAGAACACGACAGGGTATCCGAGGAACCG